GTACAACCTAGCAATGACGCTGACAATTTTGGAGTGATAGGCACAGAGCCGTCAGTTCTTGAATACTATTTTGATGAGACTAATTTAGAGGACATCAATGAAGGAATTAAAAAATGTGAAAATCAACTTGGTGAATACAAAGATAAGCTAGACTATTTCTTCAAAGCCGTGAATGGGTTTAATGACGAGATTGTCAAAGATTGGTTTAAGAAAACATATAACGAAGATATGCCATCCGATAAATTTAACAAACTCTACGCTATTTTAGCAAGACTTGAATTAGGTATTAAGATTAGAGATTGCGTTCAAAAAAATGGCGAGTGTCAATTTACGGCAGAGTGTTAGATGTCAGTTTATAAGATTACATTTGTTGAGGAAACTACAAACGTTGTTTTGGTAAAAGCTGAGACAGAGCAGAAAGCAAGAGAGATAGTCAATAGTGGTGATTTTAGCAGTGATGAGGTTATAGACCGAGATCACTTTGAAATCACCAAAGTTGAGAAGCAAGTAAAATGAAAGTATTAAGAATAGATTTACAAACTGATGATGTTTCTGTCTATGATAGTAAAGAACAATTGAGAAAAGGTTTAATTGATTTACACATGGATGATATACTTTCTGATGAAGAAACTGATGAAACTTATATAGAAAAATATAAAAAATGGTCTTTAGATAAAATATGCAATATGTTTGATTGGGATTATAAAGTTATATCTAACAAACAAGCTAAAGAATACGAAGAAGAATACAAATGAAAAAAGATTTATATGTTTGGCAGGTCAAGGCAGGGGCAAGAAGGCCTAAGAAAATTAAATTAAATAGATTATTGAAGGCCGTAAATAATAATTCGTTCTCTTCTCAATTCTTTCCAAATGAGAAGGACGCAAAGAAATATATAGGAGCAAGATGACAATAGAATATGGTTTTGGAATGCTTTTTGTTGGTATCTTAGCAATCAGTGTGGCTAGTATTATTATATTTTTAGTAGTGAACAGGCTCATAAAAGATAAGGAGTGGGAAGAAGGTTTAAACAAATGCAAGAATGGACGTGAGATTGAAGAATTTTTACGAAAGAACTTGCCAAAAGAATAATATGAGCAAAGATATAGGAAACAAATGTGTAGAGTGTTTAGAGGACACATCATTTGGTAGCGGTAAATTTGTAAATAGAATTCCTGCTGACAATGGAGAGTACGATGGTTATATGTGCGAGAATTGTCAAATGGTAGATTGCGATAAATGTAAAAATAAATCTGTAGACTATTTTATATGCAACAAAACAAATAAGGTTCTTTGTGAAGATTGTGTGGAAATAGTTTCAGATGATAATTGGAGTTAAAAATGACACAAAGAGATGATGGACACGACTACAGAGATAGCAAGAATAAGCAAGAACAATACGAGAAACAGAAAAAAGAGAAGAGGGAGCAGGCACAACGGCTAATAGATAAATGGAATAGTTGGCAGTATGATGCCTATGAAAGCAATAAATCAACTTGGACAGATGAAGATGATAAAGATTGTAGGGCTATCTCTAAATTAATAAACGATAATGCAAACAACTTGAATTAAGTTTGATTAAAAGTTTTAGATATAATTTTTTTGTTAGATGTTCCTTTTAAGACTACTCTAATAGATGGTTGCCCAATGATTGTAGATTCTTGGACTTCAATACGTCTGATCTCTTCAAGATGTCCGTCTTCAGATTCCATAAATATACGGGCATTGCTGACGGCATTACCCTTCGTGCCGTCTGTGAACTTGTCTAAATACTCTTGCAAATGCTTAACAAACATATTAAATTAACTTTAATTACATATAACATATTATGGAAAAAGTACCAGTACCAAAACCAAAAAGAGGTATCTCTAGACATCTTACTGAGAAACAGCGAAAGTTTGCAGAACTGCTGGTCTCACAAGCTGGTAAGATGACGGGCACTGAATGTGCTATAGAGGCGGGCTACCCGAAGGATACAGCGCGGGTAAAAGCATCTCAACTACAAAGTCCAAAATATTTTCCTGTGGTTTATAATTACATTGCAGAACTACGAGAAGAAGCAAGAAAGAAATACGATATATCTATGGACGGGCATCTGGCAGAACTAGCTAAAATTAGGGATCAGGCACTAGTCAGGAGATCATTCTCATCTGCCGTAAACGCAGAAGTAGCAAGGGGTAAAGTTGGCGGGCTGTATGTTGATCAGAAAAAGATATTATCATTAACGGGCAAGATAGAAAATTTAGATGCCAAACAATTAGAGGATAAATTTATGAAGTTAGTATCAGATCACTCTACATTGATTGGTGAGGTAGATGTGAAACAGATTAAACAAAACTTAGAAGATACAGATAAATCTAAAGATTAACCTTTTCCATTTTTAAAATACAACCTCTTGGAAATACATTACGATCAGAAAATAATTCATCACCTTGTTCATAGGAAGCAAAGGTTCTAACGTTTTTCTTATCTTTGTTAAATAGGTATGCTTGGGTAACCATTATACTTGGTTTAAACTTCATAAACTCTTCTGATGTACAATGCCCCGAATCGCCCGTGATGTCGACCCAGGTTATAGAATAGAAGTAATACTTCTTGTTCTTGATAACAACATGTCGATATTTAGATTTCTTACGTTTTGCAGCCATACCCTAAACTAGCACACAATGTTTAATCTATATAGTGGGAATATTTGACTAACCCAAATTTTATATAAAAAAAACCTCACGCGCGTGACGGACTTTGTCCTTTTTTGTTACCAAATCTACCATGAATCTACCAAAAAAATACCATATTTTTGTACTTAAACTATTGATTTTATTACATTTTTTGTGCCATGGTAACAAAGGTAACACAAAATATTTCAAATTTTTTTTCAAAAAAAATATCACTCAGGATTTCCCACTATATGTCCCCGAACCCCGAACCACTATTACTCTTTCTTTTCGCCATAATATTGCTCCAATCTCCGTTGCCATTTGTCTTTAAAATCCATGAATCGTTGTCCACTGATCGTGAAACGTTGATACATGCCATCTTTTGAACACATTAAGATTACCCCTTGGTTAATCTTTGTGTCATAGATCTTGTTATGCGCTAGGGCATATGCTGCAAGTTGCACAAAGTAATCGTCTATCCACTCTTCTCTCTTAGGTTTGTTGGTCTGTTTAAAGTCTATAATACTATCTTCACCCATGTATCTACCACAAACGTCCGTGGTTCCTGCGTATTTACCAGGATAATATAAAGTTGCTTCACATCCCCATATCTCATGCAAGTCTTCAAATCCATGCTTTATAATCTCCAAGGCCATTTTCTTAGCCTGTACCCCTACATCGGTCAGATTTTCGTGTCTAAGGCCTGTTTTAAGGCTAATAAGGTAGTGTTCTAGATAGTTGTGCATAGCAGTCCCACGTTTAGAAGCATCGTTCATTATAGAATCTGCCTCTTTTTCGCCAACTTTTTGCCGCCATCTAGCCAAACTTTCTTTCTTTTCCTCTGATTGAGTTTGTGCTATGATCGTGGTTACAGATGGTAACTTATTATCATTTATATCGTAGTGTCTTTGACCCATGACTAGAGATCTACTGCTCTTTGGGTACTTATACCTCTCATTCCATCTAGTTTTCACTTTTACTAAACTCCGTAATAATCCATCTTAGCGTTGAAGTTGTCGGGTCAAATCCATCGAACTTAGTTCTTGAGCAACCACTTAAAACAACCATCATTGTTAGTAATGAACACACTACTGTTACTGATATTAAATATTTCATTTCTTTCTCCTTTTTCGTTTCTTTGGTATGAAACAAACTTCTCTATCTATATCATAATAAATAATATTTATGATCCTATGCCCAACTCTTTTTCTTCTGGGGAGTCTGGATATTTTCGTTCCATCCTTTCTATAACTTTGTGTCTTAACATCCCACAATTTAAGACTCCTGTTACGACTATCAATAGTGATAATATCCACGGCTCCGTGATTCTGACAACATTTGAATACGTAAAAGTCACGCTTTTGAAAATATAATACAGCAGAGTTCTCACTATAGTCACCTTTTAACCTTACATTTTTCGGCATGATTCTTTGATTCCTCTAACTTTATCACGCCCATAATTAACCGTTTCCTCAGTAATATCAACCTCACCTTCACTATTACAATAATCACAATCTACTTGTTTATCTGTATCTCTTGAACCACCAAGATAACCATTACCACTACACTTAGGACAGATTATTTTAAGCATTAGTTCATTTTGTTTTTTCTATTGTGATGTGCTTTTTGTTTTTCAAGCAACCACACAATAGTCTTTGACACTGACAAAGGTACTTCAAATATCTTACTTTCTCCTAACGTTTTTATTTCTTCATATGCTACTTTCGGTATTGTTACACTTTTAAAATTTTTTCTTGCCATTATTCTTCCTTTATAATTTTACTTTAAATTACCATACTATAACACGTGGTCAAGTTTTATTTTGACTTTGTGTTTAAATTATGGCAATGTAGATATTCCCACAACAAGGAACGTTTAAGTTCTACCCTCGCACATTTATGCTCCCTCTCTTATCATACAGCGGGGGTAGTTTAAGTTCTTAGTTCTTTTACTGGTTTTTTTGGGGGTAGAATTACTTCTTCAGCTAAACAATTAAATTTAATATACATATCATATTTATTTACATCTTCAGGGCCAATTTCTATTATCTTATCTCTACCTTCTTCATATCCTTTGATCATGCAATCATAAGCTGAATTAAATTTATCTTCAAATACAAAAGGTTGTAGACATGTATTTGCTACCCCTGAACACATATATAATACCAATGCGAATAGTTTCATTATCTGCCCTGGCCTCTGTACATTTTTCTAGAAAATTTTTTGTTTGGTTTCTTTGCGTGTCTTCCAGGTCTTTTTTTCTTTGTTGAACCTTTATAATTATTTACTCCATACTTTGGTTTTTTAGCCATTGTCTATCATCCTCTGTCAATTTTAAATATTTTATTTCACCATTTATATGTTGTTTAGTATCTTCACCACAAGTTGTGCAACGATAGACTTCACTAACAACAGCAATTAACAAAGTGCTCTCTCCACAATGTGGACATTCTCCTGCTGCAGTATCGATATAAAAACTTAATTTTCCAAACATAATTATATCTTATCTAATTTCTTACGATCATACAATTTTTTATTTTTAACTATTCTCTGTTTATATTGTGGGGTGCGAACTTCTTTCGCATACTTATTTAATCTAGCGTCTCTAAGTTTCTGTGCAAATTTATTTAGATATGATAAGTTTCTTAATAGATTTCGAGCCATCAATATTATCCTCTAATTCTGCCTCACCCTTCCAACATTTGTAGGTTACTGATTCAGAGAAAGTTCTTTCCGCTTCACGTTTTCCGCGTAAACATATGGCCATTGACGGTTGCAAACGAGCCTCTTTGATCTCTCCGTTTACAAACATTAATAATCCTACGACAGCTTCTATCATTGTCCGTTACCATTTGTATATTTCATTTCTCTATTGGCATCTTTTAATTTTTCAATATCAACTAAAACTTTATCCATTTGTTTTCTTAAAAATTCTATATTAACTTTGTTCAATGCCATAGATTCTATGTGTGAGTTTAACTTATCTGTAGTCTTATAAAGATCTTCGATCATCATAAATTGTTCAGAATCTGCGGGTAACGCTCCAAGTTGACCCCGTGGCCACTTAATTCTAAATTCTGTATTCTCTTCTAAATCTTTTTCCATTAGCTGAAGTCTAGTGTCAGCTATGTTTAATCTTTCAACAATTTGAAAATAACCCATGGTGCCAAGAGCAACGATGATTATCAGAGAGGCAACCGTCTTCATAGGCATCTGCACGGCTGCCGACTCCGATATAGTTAAAGGTTTCTTACTCATAAATTATTTTGACCAAAGCCAATCCTTGACTTTTCTAAAAGGCCAGCAGATTATTTCCCAAATCTTGCAACAAATTCTTTTACATTTTTCCATCATTTTTTCTTCTCCTCTATTTCATAGAAGAACTTGTCTGTATCTTCTGTACGCCAAGCCCTACTATCTTCCACGTTCCATTCATTTGTTTGCACTTTCCAATCAGGAATATTATCTTTTACAGTAAACGAAGGTATATCCCATATACATCTATTGTTTGGTTGTGCTGCAAAATTGCCATCATCTAAGGCAATTATGTGTGCGCACTTATGTTCGTGCGGTATCTCAGAATGATCTGTATCTAATATATTACTTTCAGGGTGTGCAAAGTCAACCGTAAATAAGTATTTACCTGGGTGCCATTTTTTATCTTTACCTATATATTTACCTGCTTGACCGTCTAAAATATCCCAAGAATGAACAGAAGGATAATAAGAAAAACAATTCCAAAGCTGTAG